TTAAATTTTTAATCAAAGTGAACTAATTATATTTTTAATTATCATATTTATTGACTCAATAACATAATTATAATTATTTGTATTAATTTCATTTATAATCTCATTTGTATCAATATTTATTCTCTTTAATACTTCTTCATTTAATTTTGCATTATCATATACAAGTATTATAGAATTCATATCTTCAATAAAATTTGTAGCAATAGTACCATTTAACATTAACTTATTTTTTTCATTAATCTTGCTAACAAACAAAATAGTAGACTTTTTAATTTCATCTGTTGATAATTTGTTTTTTACATGTTCTTGTACAATTTCTTCATACTTTCTCAACATATATCTATACTTACTTATCACTTCAAAATTAATATCAATCATATTATTTGATAAATTTTCTTCTAGTTTTTTTGACACAATATTATTATTAACCACTATTTTATATTTTTGAAAAATATGCATAATTCTAGTAGATAACCTTTTTTGAAAACCAATTACAAGAAAATTATTTTCTCTAATAATATCATCTGATTTTTCATTTACTTCTCTTATTATACTTTTCATATTAATAATTTTACCATTTATTTATTAATTTGATAATTTATTTAAATATATTTACTATTTTTTTACATTTTTTATAGTAATTTGTAGTGTTTTTCATTTTTATCGCAAATATATTATTAGGAGGATAAAATATTATGAAAGAAAAATATGAATACATTAAATCAAAATTCGATACAATTGAATCATTAGGATTTATTAAATGCAATTATCATGACAAAGGAGGGCCAGGAAGAATGCTTGAGAAATTATTGGTAAACAAAAAACCAGATAATTCAAAAAAACCAGATTATGAAGGTATAGAAATTAAAACATGCTGCGACAATAGTAAATATAAAATGACATTATTTAGCCTAATTCCAAATGTAAATAATCTTAATTTTGAAAATACAATGAAATATTTTATGAGTTTTTATTATTTAAGTAAAAAGAAAAAAACAAAAACAAATAGCAAATCAATGCCCCATTTCTATTTATCAATAAAAGGTACAAATAACTTTTACTTAAATGGAATTTTTAAATTTAACCTAGTGTTTAATGATACTGAAAAAAAATTATATCTTGACTGGGAAAATATTTCTACAAAAGATAAGCACCATTGCATATATTGGAATTATAATGAAATAACATCTGCTTTTGTATCAAAACTAAATTATTTAGTACTAATTAAATATGATAAATTTTATAGTTGTGGATATTTTTATTGTAAATATAAATCAATTAATTTTTTTCAGCAAATAAATGAAGATGCGATTATTAAACTATTAAAAGAAGGAAAAATAGTCATCTCATTTAATATAAGTTCAAAGCAAGATGAAAATAACAATCTTGTTCCATATTACCATGGAATAAGATTTGAAATTAATTCAAATGAAATATCTCAACTATACAAAAATATTAATTAATTCATGTAGTAAAAATTAGAATGCATACAAATAATGCTTCTAGATAATCTAGCGGGAACTGATTTTACAAAAATCTAGATAAAATAAGGAAAAACTCTTATTTTTTTTACTATAAAAATTTATCAGTCATTTTTTATGACTGATAACACTTATTTTTTGTATTTCTATCATTTTTAGTAATTCCACTCACTTTTCCATTTGAAATATACATTATCTTAATTTGAAAAGTTTAAAGTTTCCATACTCATATACTATTCTTTTTATTACTTTTATTATTTAATACTTGCGTGTAAATATCTTTTAAATGAATTAACTTTATATTATTATATTAGATAAGCTTTAATTATTATTGTTAATTAAATCGTTATTTTTTCAATTCTTATAATAAATATTATCATAAAAAAGAGAGATAACATTTTCATGCTATCTCCCCACTAGATTATCTAGACATAAATAAAAAAGTTTCACATTCAGATATAAACTAGATGTAAAACTAGATGTCAAAATAAAAAAGTCCCTAAAATAGGGGCTTTATAACCCAATGGTCGGGAAGACAGGATTTGAACCTGCAACCCCTTGGTCCCAAACCAAATGCTCTACCAAGTTGAGCCACTTCCCGATATAATGGTGCGCCCAATAGGAGTCGAACCCATAACCTTTTGATCCGTAGTCAAATGCTCTATCCAATTGAGCTATGAGCGCGTTTAAAATCCCGTCGGAATCGCTTTACAACAAGTTTGTTACATTTGTAATCTGTTTTAACAAAATGGTGGCTTCAGTTGGGATTATCTCCCAGAAACCAAGATTAATTTTACAGCATAATATAGCACTTTGTCAATACCTAATTCACACTATTGCACATTATTTTTTAAAAAAAGTGTGTTGGAGGTGTGTTTTATGATAAATAAATGTATATATTTAAGGATAAGATCCAAAAAAGGAACTAAATATGGCTTATGCTTAAAATATAATAAAAAGGTATCAGTATATTGTAAATGTGAAGAAATAGAATATAAAAAATATAAGGAATTAATAAAAAAATCAAAAAGTCAAAAAGAATTAGATAATAGCAGAGTTGAATCTTTATTTACTAACAATTTAAATAAATGTTATTTTTGTTATAATAAAAAAGAACATCTTCATGAAGTTTTTTATGGAAAGAACAGAAGCAACTCTATAAAATATAAATTATTTATTCCAGTATGTAATAAACATCATAGAAAATGTCATAATGATATAATGTTAATAGATAGTTTACATAAAAAAGGTCAAGTTCTTTTTAATATTAATTATCCTTATTTAAATTTTATTGATATATTTAAAGAAAATTATTTATAGCATAAAAAAAGAGAGTTAGAACTAGTTATTAACTAATTTATCTAACTCTTTTTTTAATTCTTCTTTTATCTTTTTGTGTTTATTTTTCTTTTCACAAAAATCAATTTTATTTTTTAAAACTTGTATTCTTCTTTCTTTGGTAACCTTACTCATAAATTAATTATAATTTATTTTCCTTTATAAGTCCAACCTAATGCATGTGCTGTATTTTTTCCAACTATTCCATCAGCAGTTAATTTATTATTTTTTTGAAATTTAATTACAGCTGTTCTAGTATTATTTCCAAAGATTCCATCTGCTTTAGTTCCAACTTCTTTTTGAAGTTTTTTAACATCATTACCTTTAGAACCTTTTCTAAGTGTTCTAGTTAAATTATATTTATCAGATAACATATCGTAGTTTACAGGATTTAACCATGTATTAGAACCTATTCTTGTCATTCCAAGATGTAAATGTACACCAGTTGATTTACCAGTAGTACCCATTATAGCAACTACATCTCCCTTTTTAACTTTATCTCCCTTTTTAAGTAAAACTTTATTACAATGTGCATACAACAAAGATAAATTATATCTAGGATACCTAACCCATATATAGTTACCATATCCAGTTTTAGATTTGTCTTGACCTGTTACTGTCTTTTGTACATACCCTGTATCAATAGCATATAAATTTCTATTTTTAACTTTAGAAACTTCATCTAAGCCATTATGATATTTTTTCTTTCCAGTAATAGGATCAATACGATAACCAAAAGAAGATGTTATTCTTGGCTTTTCAACAACTACTTCATATATTTTAGTCATAATTATTCCTCTCTTTCTTCTAGCAATTCATCATCTTCTGTATCATCAGTATCAACTTCAGCTTTATTGTATTTATAAGAACTTACACCAATTAAAGTACCTATTAATAATGCTAGAATACTGCAAGTTTTAGCTACTTCATCTCCAAAAGGTAAATTCCATACTTGGCTCAAACTTTCATAAGCCACTCCTAAAGCATTTAGTCCTACTAAAGCCACCCATTTTAGTGCATCATATATTTTTGAATTTTTAAATAACATAATTTTTTCCTCCTATTTTCTTTCCTTTAAAATTAATAAGTCTTCATGAATGTTCTGAAAACTTTTAATGGCTCTTTCGTCATGTTGTTTAAACTCGTTATTGGTGTTATCCATGCTTGTTTTCAAAAGATTAAGAGACTCTGCAATATTTCTATTGCTTACTGACAATTCTTTAAGAATTGCATTATTAGCTTCTCGTTCTTGCTTTTTATCCTCTTTTTCTTCTACCTCTTTTTCTTTTCTGTCTTTCCTATCATTAAAGAGATATACAACAAAAAGAACAGCCATAACTGCTGTTCCACCATATTGAAAAAGAGCGAGCGACAATTCTTTTACTTCTTCACTCATTATGCCTCCTTTCTTATTTATAACCAAGTACTCTTGTAATATAATTTGTGTTTGTATGTGCAACTGATACTGAACTACTATTTGCTAAAGTAATCTCGCTATAATTATTGCTAAATGTTATTTTGTTGCCATTCAGTGTAACTTCTGTGGCTTTCAACCAGCTTTTACCACTACTATTAACACCAACACTAATTAAATAAATAGTATGCCCATTTGCATTATATAACTTACCGGTACTTTGGTACGAATTGTCATTATTTCTAAATATAATTTCTATATATTCATAATTTGTAACACTATCATTTAGTGTTATAGTACTATTAGTTCCTGATGCATCATTATATAATACAACAGGTTTAATATACTCTTTAATCATTTCATACATTGTACTTGGTATTAAATATTCTTTCAGATTTTTATAAGAGTCATCTTCAAGTTGATGAACTATTGAATCAGATGTGATTCTTTCATTATCTAATTTATAAATTGATTTAGTCGCCATAATTATGGCTATTTAACTATTTATTCTGTATATCCAATTATTTTAGTAATGTAAATATTATTTGCACTAGTATTTATATTAATCTTTGGTGTAGTTGTGAAATTCACTTCTGTTGTATTACCATTAGTAATTTCGTTATCAGAAATTAAAATTCTTTTTTGCTTGATATAAAATGTGCTATTCCATCTTGCTAGTGTTGATAAATCCACATATTTATTATTAGGATCATGAACCTTTACACTGGAACATGTTTCATCATTATCCGCATAAAAAATTTCAATATATTTAAATTCTTCAACACTTTTTTCTAAAGTAATTGCACCATTTGTGCTACCTGTAAATAATACTACTTTATTATTTAATAACTTATTTAATTTATTCTCTATTTCAATTAATAAAAGAGATAAATTTTTATAATTATTATCTCTATCTTTATAAACTATTGAATTGGATATTATTCTATCGTTTTTTAATTCATATATATTTTTTATTACCATATCTTTTTAGCTAAATCAATTTAATTAAATGTTAAAATCAATGCTCCAATTTCAACAGAAACTGGTGTATTATTAGTTCCACTCATATTACTTGAATTATATGATAGATAGATTGCATTATCTCCTGATTTTGATGCAGAAACATTATTTGTTACATCAACATAATCAAGAATATATGAACCTGATGTGTTTCTAACAGTGATTTTTGCTGAGTTAACTGTTATTTTACTTATATTAGTTAATTTTTTTGGTACAAAAATTCCAAATCTAATTTGACCTTTTCCAGCTGTCAAGCTTCCACCAACAGTAACATATGATCTATCTTTAATAGTATAAGTGTCGCCTTTTTGATAATTTAATTTTTCTTCTATGTCATTTTCTAAATTATCTAAATATGTTTTTAAATTAATATAATCATTTACCTTTTTGTGTACTATTGAATCAGAAGTAATTCTTTCACTATTTAATTTGTAAATTGATTTAGTCGCCATAGCAACCACCTAAAGAGGATGAAATAGTTAAATAGCTATCCCACCTCTTTTCTCGTTTAGGAAGTTGGCTATATAAGCCCTCCTTCCTCTGTATGTATGTATGTATGTATGTATGTATGTATGTATGTATGTATGTATAAGCATCGCATTTCTAAAAATGCTTGTCAATAGTTTTTTCATAATTCCTCCTACTCTTCATAAGTTCCAATCATGCTAAATCCTAAGCAATAATTATTATTCATTTTTATTTGCCCAGTTGCTTTTATATCTCCATTAGCAGTAATTGAACCACTATTAATGTTTCCAGTAACTTTAAGATTGCTACCCAATGTTGTTTCTCCTGTTACATTTAGTTTTTCATTGATAACTGTTGTTCCATTTAAAGTTGTTTTACCGCTTACATCCAATGTATTATTTATTGATGTTGCTCCACTTAAAGTTGAATTACCACTTACATCTAAAGTATTGTTTATTGTTGCTTTACCATTTAATTCAACAGAATTATTTACTATTGTTTTTTCATTTAATGTAACTGAATCATCAATTGTTGTTTTACCTTTTACATTTAACAACCCATTAATAACCATAACATTATCATCATCACTATTAGAATATGCATTCCATGCAGGTTGACCTTTTTTTAATGTTCCACTAATTGCTTCAATAGAAACATTTAATTTATCTGAAAACTCTACTTTAAAATCTACTGATTTCTTATAATTAAATTCATTTCCATTTTTGTTAAATGTTTTAGTTGCTGTAAATGATACTATATTAGTTGATTCATCTTTGGATGTAGTTATTTCAAAATCATTTACTATTTGATAAGATGATGTATCATCCTTTTCTTGATACCAAAATTTTAATACAGTATTTTCTAAATTTTTCAAATTAACTAAATCTTCATGATAATTTCCACATATTTCTACTTCAATGTTTCCACCAGTTGCTGATGGTCGTGTTACTTTTACACTTTTTATTGATGGATATTGATAATTTATAAGATTTTCAGTAGTAATAAGATTATTTATAGCCGTTTTTCTTCCATCACTTGCTTTTATTGTATAATTATCACCATTATAATTATTTAATTGATATGGGCTAGTTTTTACTTCATTATTAACATAATAACTAATTGTATTTCCATAATAATTATTGGTACTAGATTTAGCACTAAATACCATCTTAGGTTTTGATAAATATCTTATTAATTTATTTTTATTTAAGATATATTTGTCATATTCACTTGTATCAGAGAAACTAGCTGTTAGTATTAATGAATAATCTGGTAAATAACAAATTTTACTAATACTTTTAGGTGATCCAACTTGATAACCATTACTTGCTGATTTATAAGATAGTTCTAATGTCAAAGATATACTACTGTTATTTTCAAATTGACTAATAAGAGTATTTTTTTCTTCATTAGTAAATTGATAAGTTATATTATTTTTAACATCATTTATTGTTTTAATAATTGTATTCTTATATTTAATATTAAGTATATCATATAAACCTTGATTAACTATATTTGGTGTAATTTTAGTCGTTCCATCATTTTCAATAGTAATCAGTGCATCATTTAAAGATGACACATTCAAGTTACATTTTGAAGTTAATGACTGTGTGCTTCCAACAGAATAACCATCACTTGCTGATTTAGCTGTCAAATAAAAATACAAATTCATATATGAACTTGTACCTATTTTGCTATAAATTATATTTTTCTCAGCTTCTGTAAAACTATATTGAGTATCACTTTTTACATCTTCTATTGTTTTAATTAAATTTCCACTTGAATCTTTAATCGTTAGTATATCATATAAGCCATCATTATTTATCTTAATAGTAAATGAATCTATTATATTAAATTCATTTGTAACACTTAATAAATATGAACTATTTAGATTACATATTGCATCCTTGCTTGATGTTCCTAACAAAGTTGATTTATTATTATCAACATATGTATTTATACTAAATGATAAAGTTTTACTTGTATCTGTTGCAAATAAACTATATAAGAGTTCTTTTTCTTCTTCTGTGAAACTATATGTACTTCCACTTTTTACATCTTCTATTGTTTTGATAGTTGTATTACCTAATTTAACATACATAATATCATAGAATGATGATGAATATTTAGTTATACTTGGTGTAAATGAACTATTTATTTTAAATGGACTAGTAATACTATTTAATACACTTGGAGCTGATGCTGATTCAACTGATATATTTGAACATGAGGTTGATTTTAAAGATGCACCTTGTGAATAATCATCACTTGCACTTCCTGTTCTTGATACCCTTACTTTAATATTTGATATTGAAGTTTGTAGAACTGATAATCCTGTTATAGTATATTTTTTGCTAACACTATGTGAAGTTGTTCCACTCCATGAGGTATCAGTTGCTTTTAACTCAATGTAATCACTAGATTCTTTCCCTGCAAATGTTGGATAAACTCGTAATCCCATTGTTCCACCTTTACCTAAAAAGGAAGAACTACTCGCTAATTTACCAGTTGCTTTAATTGTAATATCAACTGAGTTTAGTTTTCTATTACTTGGTGTAGCAGTAATTGTGTAATATGCATATGGAGAACCACCAGTTGATTTAACATTATTTAATATTGTTTGCTCAGCAAACATTTGAATATTTAACTTCATCATATTATAAAAAAACCAACTCCATTCTCATATTCTTCAAATCTCCCATGAACCCCTACTTCACAATAAGTTGATACTTTTAAATTATTAGTTCTAACAATTGAATCTCCTTTTGTCTTACTATTTTCATCTTCATCAATTCCAGCAAATAATAGTTCTTCTTGATTTGAATTATCTACTTCTAGTCCTTTGTAATTAATTATTGTAGAAGTATCTTTATTACTTTTTGAATATCTCATACCATCTTTATCAAATTTTGATTCTGTTGATACGATGGATGTTACTGATACATATTCATATATTGTTACATTCTTATCATTATCATTTAAAGGAATATTGTCTCCAACTTGATAGTTAGTATATATAACATAATTATTATTATCTTTAACATAGTATTTTTTATCTTTTTGAAAAGTTAAATCATCTGTTAAGCAATAACCCATTCCATTGATTATTTGTTGTATTTCTTCTTTTTTGTAAGTATTCTTAATTTCTTCTGAATACTTAATTTCAAGATTACTTAAATCAACATTATCTGCTTTAGTAGCTAATTCTTTTAGTAATTCAGCATAATTAACATCAACAGTATTATTTAAATTATTATATAAATCATTTAATTCTTTTGTTTTCTGGTCCACTAACTTTGATAAATTTTCAATATTATTATTAGCTTGATCTGTTAAATCAATTATGTTGCTAACAGTTGTATTTATTCCAGCTGTTGCTAATTCTATTTCAGCAATTTTTGAATCATATCCTTCAACATCTTGCGATAATAATATTATCTTTCCATTTACTTCATCAAGAACTGCCTGAAGTCTTTTCATTTGTTTCTTTGATGATAGTTTTTGAACTGGTAATGAACTATTGGCTTTGTTTAATACAGTCTTATAAGTTCCATAAAAGCCATTTCCAAATTCCCAGCTCATTTGTGCAAAAGTTTTAATATTTCCTAGTTTAATAATATCTCCTGTATCAATTGCTGGATCACCCCATAATTTGATTTCTAATGTTTGGTAACTGATTCCATTTAATACATTGTATATATTTTGTACTTCTTCTTCTGTACATGTAAATAAACTATCTTGCGACAATTGAACTACTTCTCCAGTTTCGTTTCCATATTCATAATCACTTACTGCATTTTGATACCTTACACCTGTTATCGTTTTTAAATCATTTGTTGTATAATCTCCTGCTATATCTTCTGGTAAATCGTATTCATCAACTTCATCAAATCTTTTTAATATTAATTTATTATCTCTGGTAATTTTTGCAAAACTGCCCGCTCTTTCAGCAATTAGTGATATATATGTTTTAGCAGAGAATGAATTATCATAACTATTAACTATTATGTCTCCATTTAAGATACTTTCGTTTGCTAACTCAACATTAAATTCATCACATATTGCTTTCAATAATTCATATCGTGTACATGGAACTAATGAACTAGCATCAAATAGAGCATCAAATTTGCTCATATAATCATATAGTTTAAATTTTGTATAATCTCCTGAACTACTATCTTTTTCTTTTACTATATAATTACCAAATGGAATTATTTCTTCTCCATCATCTAACTCTAATGTGAAATTTACTTTAAATTCATCAATTGTTTCAAAGTCATCAAATATTTCATTACTTAAAACAATTTCAAATGAACTTATAATTGTACTACCTAACGAAAAAGAATCTCCCTCAAAAATGCTATCATCATATTTCATACTCTTAACATAATCTCTATTAATTTTTTCATTACCAATATAAAAGTCTAAATATTGAGATGCGTTTTCATCATAAATCTTATTTTTGTATTTTGTACTTGTTGTATATGCCATTATTGCCCACTCACTTTCTTTTTTTGAGAACATGTGAATGATAACTTCCATCGTGTAGCTTGGCTTTGCTCTACTGAATCAGTTGAAATCATATCTAAACTTCGTTTAGCACACCTGAAATCAGCAGTAAGTGTTTTACCACCTAATATAGGACATTTTATTTCTAATTTCATTGGATTTTCCCATGTTAAAGCCATCAAGTGCTCTGCTTCTTCTTCTGTTAAATAATCCCATGAAAAAGAGCACTTTACCATGCCCTTTGCTAATGTCTTATCAATTAAATTTGCTGATGAAGTTGATCTATAACTATCTATATCTATATCATCAGCATTTATTTTAAAAGAAGAGGGAGACTTTTGAGTTTCTCCCTTACATTTCCATACCATATTACACCTCCTTTATAACTGATACACCATTTCTTTCACTTTTATCATTGATGTAATCAATGGTATCATCGTAAAAGTTTTTACCTGCAACATCTATCTTCAATGTATCAAATCTCGTTCCGCCTAATTCATAACCATCTAAAACATCTCTAAATGATTCTTTCATTAGACTTACTGGGGATGTTATTTCTGGGTTGCTTCTTGCATTTGCATATTCTCCAAATATTGCTTTTGTTGGCTTAGTTGCAACATTTCCTTTAGCAAGTCTAGGTAATGAAACATCAGGTATCTTTGTAAAACTAAAACTTTCAATACCAACTGCTTTAAGAATTGCATTTCCAACTTTTCTAAGTGGAGTTAATATTGCATTTAATCCTTTTATTACAACATTAACCATTTTTTCCATACCCCAAATAATAGTGTTTATAACACCTTTAATTACACCCCATATAGAATCCCATACTGCTTTAGTAGTACTTTTTATTGAATCCCATACTCCAGATGTAATCTTTTTAATTCCATTCCATGCTTTTTTCCAATCTCCAGTAAATACACCAGAAATGAATTGAGCAATTCCTCTAATAATATCTATAAGTCCACCAATTAATTTTGCTAAATCTTTTATTATAGGTTCTAAATAATTTTCAATAGTTTTTATTATCTTATCAACAACTGGTTTAACAGCTTTCCATACATCTCCTATGCAAGTAATAATTTCATCTATTGCCGGTAATAGTTTATCTTCTATCACAGGTTTAATATATTTGTCATACATTGATTTAACCCATTCGGCGAATTGTTTTGCAATTTGAGATATATCCTCAATCACATCAAATATTGCATTTAATGCTTGTTGAAAGCCATCACTAATTACCCAATCTAATAAGGACTTAGTAACATCATCAATAAAATCTAAAACAATATTAATAGTGTCTGCGACATTTTGGAATATTTTTGTTCCTGAGTCTCCCTCAGCCCATGCATTTCCAATAGATTCAAATATTTGACCAAATATTTTATTTATATTAGTAAATATATTTATTAAATAACTGAATGTTTTTTGAAGTGTACCATTATTGCATATATCTAAGATGCTCTTATTTATTTTTTCTACTGCTCCAAATAAATTGTTAACAGCATCATAGCTAGACTGAATAAATGTTGTTCCTGCTCCAGCATGATTCCATGCTTCATCAAATGCTGTTGATAATCCTGTTACAAAATCAAATATTTGACTTATGATTATTAACATATTGTTACATAGTTCTTCTCCAGTTCCATTTGTCCATACACTTAACCAACTATTTGCAACATCTCCGATTGTTGTTTTGATGCTTTCAAATGATTGTTTTATACTGTCTATAACTTTTGGTCCTGTTGTTTCCCATGCACTTTTCATAGGTTCAAATATAGTACTAAATAAGTCTTTAATCTTCTTTGCAAATTCATCAATAGGTCCTGTATCTATATTTGATGTTGATAGTGATGGTGTAGAATCTCCACCTGAACCATTATTGCTATGTAATGTATCAATATCATCTATACCAGCTAAAGACTGTGATGCACTTTTCGCTGATTTACTTTGTTTATCAAGAGCTTTTGCATTTGCTCTAGCAACCAAATCAACACCGGATAATGCTTTTACAAAACTTGCTATAACACTAACTAACTTAGTAAATAAATTAACTATATACTCAATTATTGGTGCTAATAAACTTCCTAAAACATTCCAACAGTTTTGGACTGCATTACTTAATGTTTCGTCAAAACTTAAATATGCTTGACTTGCCTTACTTATAGCACTAAATGCAGTTCTTATGCTTAATAAAGATAATGTGAATTTCTTAATAGATTTTATTCCATTAGTAAATCCTTTACCTATATCATTCGCAAATGATTTAAAGCCACTTCCTATATTTTTTCCAGAAGATTTAACTTTTTTAGATTCATTTTTTACTTCTTTTAATTTATCTATTATTCCTTTTAATTTATTTAATGGTGTATTATCAACCATTGTTTTCATATCATTTTTGATTTTATTAAATGTTCCTGTTGCATAGTTTTTTATGTTTTTAAATTGTCCTGTTATTGGAGATAGTTTACCACCGATTGTTTCTTTTACTGATCCAAAAGCTGATGAAGCACTTGATTTAAAATCGTTAAATTTTTCTTTGACTGCATTTATTGCTTCACTTGCATTATTTTTTAAAGTTAAAAATGCACCTGCACCTTTTTGCAATAATGAATCTCCAAAATCACCATTTAAATTTTGCTCCACCATTTGTTTGAATTCAGCTATAACCGAAAATGTTTGACCAATATCACTAGCAAGTAATTTAAATGAATCACCATATGACATTACTTCATAAGGATTAAGCCCTAAGCTTTCACTTATTCCTGCTTCATCTCTTATTTTTTTCATTTCTTCATGTGCTTCTTTTAAAGCATTTCTAATCTTATCTATGTTTGATACTGATTCTTTATCTGCTACAAGTGGCTCACTGCTACTTGATGCTGTGTTGTTTTGTAATGGTTTATTGATATTATTGATTGGTGTATCCTGTACAGGATTTTCAAGTATAGTTGGAATTTCAATTGGATTTTCATCATATATATGTTGTATTTCCTCTATATCACTTACTATTTTTCCAGATTCATAATCCATATCATATTTAATAGTTTTGCCACCACTGACTTCAGTAACTTTTACAACTCTACTATTAAAATCATTTGCGATTTCCATCAAGTTTTCTAATTCTTTTTTATACTCTTTTAGCTTGTCTTGTTGGAAGAGACTTATTTCTTTTTGCTTTGAAAACCAACCAATTACTGATTTAAGTTCAATTATTCTATCTCTAACTTTAGTTATTTCAGGAGACATGGATTTAAATGTTTCTCCAAAATTTGTTGATTCAAATCCTTTATTCATTTCTTTAGAAATATCTTTTGCATAACCAGATGCTTCTTTTTTGAAACTCTTTATTTCTTTTCTTGCTTGTTCAACCTGTGTTTTAATAATTATTTCTAATTCTTGAATAACTTGATTATCCATAATTCCCTCCTATTTCATACTTCTTAAAATTCTTATTTGTTCTTCAATAGTTTGACCTTTTGAGGGATTTAATTCTTCTTTGAATAATTCTTTAAATGTATTTCTCACTAAACTTACATTTCTAGGATGTCTAGTAGCTAATACACCTAATAACTTTTCGCCTAATGCATCAAATAATATAATTTCTTGTTTATATTCTTCTTCTCTTTGCAAAGAGTTGGAATTTACAAATGTAAAAATTTCTCTATATGTACTATTCCAAAATTCATAAGGTTTCATTCCAAATTTATATGCATAAGGTTCTATATCATAGATTAGGTCTATATAATCTAACCTTTGTATCCCTTGAACTCTTCTTCTGCCATTTGATCCATAAACTTTTGAGCTGAGTTGTTCATTAATTCCTGAATATTGATTATAGGGATTGGATTCTTGATTCTTGAGTTTAGTTCCTCCTCTGTCATCTTTTCCTTGAAAAAACCCATTTCATTTGTAACTCCTATTACAACTTTATATAATTCCTTATAATCTTGTTTATTTTCTCTCATCCATTCATCTATGAAATCATAAGCAGTATTTAGTGATGAAAAAACTGAAGATCCATCTTCGTTTTCTGCAAATGCTTTAAGTAGCTCTGCTAATACTTTTAAATCTCCATTATTTAATCCATTAAAAATTAAATCATTTAAGTTTTTTGTTTTTAGCCTTTCTGTTAAGTCAACTACCTTTCTTGTTCTTGGAACAAGTTTGAATTCTTTTTCTTTATTAATTAATGTAATCATATTATTTTCTCCTTTTCATTTTTGTTTTTATTAAAAAAAATAGGAAACCCTAGCTTCCTGATTCAACAGAAGTAGGGAATCCTTTAGTTTCGTTTACAGCTGAACTTCTATAAATAGTTAGATTTTCTTTTAATAGATCATCTATTGCTATTGTATCTAGTCCTAAATCGCATGCACCTGTGAAGTTAAATACGATAGGTTTGCCATCAGTTTGAGCTGTTGATTCTGGTAACTTGATAAACCAGTAATACTCTTTATCACTATCAGCAAGAGTTTTTAATGTATCATGTTGCTTTTCAGTAAATAAAAGTGGGATTGTTAATGTCTCAGCTTTTCTACTACCTTTTGCTTGCTGTTCCTCATCTAAATCAAGAGCATTGTATGTAATTGCTTCTTTTGCTGATTTAAGTGGTGGTATTTCTTGAACATAAGCTACTTGTGTTCTATCTCCTGCTAAAGATTCTGAATACCATAATGTACTTAGTGTACTTACTTTTGGAGTTTCTCCATTTTTCATAATTTTATCATTCCTTTCCTTTTTAAATTAAAAAGCACTTTCGTGCTTAAATTACTCTTTCAAATGAATTTGTTATACCATTATAATTTACTTCGTATCTTCCACCATATCTATGTTTCTTAGTTATTTCATCATATAAATCTATTGGTGTTCCTTTTAAAGCAAAGTTCATACTTCTTAACAATATATTACATTTTTGAAATAATGCCATTGCTTCATATTTAGAATTAGTCCACCATTCAATAGTGATTGAAAATCTTTTATATATAGGAAAATTATCTTCTGTTCTTTTTATAGTTTCCATAGGATTACTTACAACTCCACATGGGAACTCTTCTGATACATCTGGATTACTTAAGATGATATTATCATTTAAAGTTTCAACTTTACTAATAACAAATTTTGTGAAATTCTCAATATCTAACTCATACATAATTAACTTCCTATCCTTTTTGCTATTTCTCTTGCTAATATATTTATTGCCTCACTTTCTAAATTAAAAGCTGTTGGTCTCATAAATGGATATGGCTGTGTAGCAAACATAACATAATATAATTCCCCATTGATATTAATTAATCTTTGAGGACTAAATTCTCTTCCTTTAGCATCTGCTACTGATTTTGGTAAATACCAAATCTTCATACCACTTTCAATAAACTTTTTTGTTTTACCTATATGTGGTAGTGTTCCATCAGCTTTGATACCAGTTCCATACTCTAAAAATGGTGCATAATCAAAATTGGTATATAATCTACCAGTTGTTCCTTTTACATCACTTTTTATCTCATATGGTATAAGACTTGTATCTTTATTACCTTTTTTATTTTTCAGTGCATATTCTTGTGCATATTGCATCACTACTTCCATCGCTTCTGGTAAAGATTTATTTATTTTATCTATTATATTTTTTTTGCTATCTTTTACTTTGACAGAACAATTAAACATATTTATTCTCCATGATAAATTTCACATGTTATCGTTGTTGTATTTCCTACTTTAGGATTAGATATAACTCTATATTTTGGTGGTTCTTCTGTGTATTTATCTTTAATATTTAACTCATACAAAGAAATACCATCATTTTTTTCTATATCAATATCGTAATCACTTCTTATTTTCAACCTATCGTAATCAATAATACCTGCTGAATTTGTATCTAATTCATTAATATCTTGTTGTACATTTAATTTATATTTGCTTTTATATTGCCATTTAATAGTAGTTTCTCCATATTCTTTAATTGGAACTTGTGAATATACATACACTATTGATAGGTTCTTTAATTTCATTAAAAATCGCCTTTTCTAATAGCTAGTACATCTTTTTTTAGTTTATCTTCAATATCAATATATGAAGATGAGAGCCCTCCCTCATTGTTTGAAGTTGAGCCCTCATTTCCTCTTCTTAGATATGCTGATTTTACAGCAGTATATACATAAGGTATTAACAATTTATCATTTATATTTCTATTTGAGGTATTTGATGCTATTTGTAAGTAATGTTTATACATTTCTTCTATAACATCATCTTCTTTATCATGGTAATTGACATCTAAATCTTTTTTTATCATATCAATCATTTCCATATTCCACCTCCATTATTCTTCTATATTTTGTTCTGAATTAGTATCTTTTTCTATACTATTTTCTTTTTTATCTTTTTTCTTGTTTCCTTTTGTTTTTGGCTTAATATCTTTTTCTTTTCCATTAAGTTCAACATAATTAGGATCTTTTGAAAAAAGATTTATTAAAGTTGGTGTAGTTACTGTGTAAATAACACCAGTTTCAATATTTTTATAATTTTTCATTATTTTCTCCTTTGCTTCTTTATAATTAGTTGCCTGTTCCAGTTCCTTGTTCATCACCAGTTTCGTTTTGATCTGGTGTTGTTGATTCTGTTGGCTTAGATGCTTTAGTTTTTGATACATAAATGCAATCTTTCTTATTATTTCTTACAAATGCAGTGTAATATACACGACCCTCAACAAGAGAACCGCTTACACCTGGAGCATCAGTATGAATTTTATATTCTGCTAATTTTAATGCAAATGTTGTTGCTATTGGATGAGCTAGAATATAGTTAACACCTGTTCCTAAAAGGCTTTGTTTAACTTTTTGAATTGTAGTTCCATCCATTTCCCCAACAACACCTTTAGTTCTCATTTCTTGACCTGCATCAGTATCAAGAACTGCCTTTTCATCTGCCTTAAGATGTTTATATGTCATTGGTGCTAAAACAGCAATTCTTCCTTGTTCTGGTACACTTGCTTCATCTTGTACAGCATTTGCTGTTGCTAATGAATCATAAGTGTTAGAATCTGTTAAATCTTCATACACTGTTGCACCTGCTTTAGAAGCCATTTTTCCATAAACATAAGAATCAACTTCAGGAATAACTACTTCATTTAATTGTCTAGCAAGAGCTGTACCAGCATTTAATGCTCCTAGTGTTTCATCTTCATCTGCTGAATCAATTACAAACGTGAAACTTCTATCTTTTTCCATTTGCTCTTCTTGAATATCAGTTGATAAATCTTTTGGAGTACCATATCTTGCTGTTCCATCTGTATTTCTACCATAATCATTCATTTTAGCTGTGCCTACTGAATAAATAGCTATTGACTTTGCACCAACAAAATCATAATCACTATTAACTACTATTGAACTTTTGCTCTCAGTTGTTAAAGCTTCATCAACAACTGGACTATATTTTTTTGCTAAATTTATAGCCATATTATCACTCTCCTCTTTTATTTTTTAGAATTTAATTTTTTATAATAATCTTTGAATCCTTTTAGATAAGGATCTTCTGTTTCTTTTTTTCCATCTACTGCTTTAGGTGGATTTTGTTTTAGTCTCTCATTTAGAGAAACTTCCAAGTCTTTTGTTCTTACACCAGATATTTTGTCAATTTTTTCTTTAACACTATCAGCACTTTCAGTTTTAAAATCTAAAAAATCTATGTAATCAATAGGTAATCCTTTATCTTTTGCATAGTTTTTTGCTGTTTCTTTAAGTGTTAGTTCATTGACTTGACTTGTTAATTCCTGATTTCTTTTCTTTGCTTGTTCAAGTTCATAGTTAAGTTTTTGTTCAGTATCCATTTTTGCTAATTTTTCAGCTTCTGATTTCTCAGTTTGGAACTCTTTCTCCAATTCTTTTCTCAACTTATTTCTTTCAGCATTAAGCATCTTGTTAACTTCATCTCTTGAATAAGTTTTTTCCTTTTTCTCTTCTTTTGAATTGTCATCTTGTACTTTTTGTTCTGTTTCGGTAGAACCATCCATACTTGCATCACTTTCTTCAGCAAATAACTGAATATTTAATGCCATTTTTTCTTGATTATTTTTCATAATCTCTCCTTTCAATTTAGGTTTTCAAAACCAGACTTTTTTTGATTAATTAGGTTAATCATTCCAAAGAAAAAGACACATTGCTGTGTCCTCTAGTGCTTCATAGCACTGTACCAGTAATACAGTGGAGAAAACATAAAAAAGCCCCTATATTACCAGTACACTACCATAAAGTAGTGTTTATTTTTCTATTTGATATGTTATTGTACTTCTGCACCAATGAAAGTGATTATTTATTGGTGGAAGATTTTCTCCTTGTACCATTCCATAAGTATGGTATATAACATTCTTTTTATCTGCATCACTATATCTTGAATATGTATTCCAATCATTGATACTAAATATTTGATTATTAAGTGTTGAACACATCTTAGTTGTTTTATTATCCATTTCAGCAACAAATTTACATTTAATAATGTCATTTTGTTTCCCTGCTTCTAAATATGCTAAATTAACTAAACTTTCAATTATATTAGTTAGACTTCCACTTACTTTATCATCACTAAAATTGATGTATCTATTTCTTTGTTTATTTAACAATTCTATAAATATAGGATTGTCTATATTTAATTCTTTTTTTAATTGCATTAACAATAGTATTTTTTTAAGCATTTCATCAGAATGTGTAATAACTAAAGAATCTATATATGCTTCTGCTGTTGCATTAAATAAAGGAATATTGAGTAAATTATAAAGAATAGGTAATTTAAAAGACACATACTTTTTCTTTTTATGTGTCTTCTTAATATCATCTAATCCCTGATTATAACTTTCTTTTACAGAATTTAAATATAATTTATCTCTTGATTGTTTAAGTCTTGATTTTTCTTTTTCATATATTCCCATTACTATTATCTCTAGCATCTCTAAATATGTGATGTTCTTTCTTTTTAATAGTTGTTGACACTTGAAAGCAAAATAACTACCTATTGCTTCAATCATTAATAAATCTTCTATAAATCTATCAACTTTTTTCTTTTCAGCATTTGAAATAGGTTTGTTAATATCTTTATAATCTATTTTTATACTATTAAATAAATCTTGTAATTCATCTCTTGTTTTTTTATTAGTATTATTATAATCTTTTAAATAATCTAATAAATACTTATCAATATTCTCCCATCTCTTTTTGAGTGTTTCTTGATTCATTTAAAACACCTACTTTTCTTTCTTATTATCTTCTTGTTCTTTATTCTTTTCAGCTTCTTTGACTAACTCATCACTTGTCTTTGATGTTTCTATTTCTTCTTTTCCTGTTTGTTCTTGAAGTGTAGTTTCTCCAATATCTGCCCCTGAACTTTGCAACATTTGCATTCTTTCAATATTAGCTATCATATTATCTTCTGCCTCTGAATCTTTTTTATTTTTTTCATCTAAATAATTGTATCCTAGTTTTTCTATAATAGTTTGTTCTGAAAGAATACCTTGTAATTTAAGTGAACTATCTATCTTCTCATCATCATTGGCTGGTAGATTCTTTGGAAGTTCAATATCAATATCTCTAAAATCATATGAAGTTAATTTCTTAATATTTATTCTATTAAATATTAATTCCCATCTTCTTTTATATGCTTTCTTTAATTCACTTATAACAGATGATGTAATCATATTCATAATATAGAACTTTCTATCAATAGCACTTGCATTTAAATCTGCACTGTTAAATGCTAAATCATTCGTATTAGGAATACCTGCTAATTGAAACATTAGATTTAAATATGTTTTCAATATCTCTATTGCTCCAGCTGAATCAAGAGGTTTAGTTATCCATCCAACATCTCCATTTTCTTGAACATATAATGTTTTTGCTTTAAGAATATATTCATCTTCAATTTTTCTTGCTGGATTTTCTTTTTTTACTTCTTTTTCTTCTCCTGTTGCTTCATCTTTTTCAAAATCACTTATAACTAATGAGTTTTCTGGTCTATAACCAACAAATTTTAATTTACAATCAGTATCGTTATATTGAAAAGTATTTCTTATATTTTGAACTAATTGTTCAAATGCTATTATTACATCCTCACATGGTTCAAATATAGCAAAATCTGTTTCAACTGCTATTGCTGGTACATCACCCCATTCATGATTTTGATTATCATCTTCTTTTACTTCTTTATAATTTTCAGTACATGAATAAGTATGTGTTCCATATTTATCAGTTATTTCACATTTTTCTATTGTTTTATCATTAATATCTTTTTCATTCCATACTCTTACCAATGCTATTAAATTTGCCGGTATATTATAATCCCACAATGCAACAGTTGTTAATGGGCTATAATTAGCATATACAATTTCATTAAATTCATTTTCATAAAGAACTTCATATGCTCCAGTCATTTCTAATAAATCATGTACCAAATTATAATGTTCTGTTTCATCATCATTGTATCCTACTATGTGATCAATTAGTATTTCCATCTCTTTTTTATATGTATCATCTTTTTCTTCTTTATCTAAAATTTCTTTTAGAATCTTTTTTTGATCATCATCAATTGGTATTGTAACAGAATATACTGGCTTACCACTTAAATATCCAGCTGATATATCAGTTAAGAACTTTTCAAATGTTAAAACTGTCTTGCTATTCTTTCCAGAAAACATTAATTTACTATCATCTGCTTTTCTTGAATAAATCTCGTGTAATTTTCTTCTCTTTTCTAAAATTGGATTTACTTTTTTTAATAACTTAGGAATTGAATTAGCAGCGGGAACCTTAGGAAGCCCTGG